GTGTCTCCGGCGGAAGCGAAGAACGTGGTCATGTCGCTGCGCTTGGTGACGGTGTTGCTGATCACGAGCTGGTCGCGCAGAGCGGAGGCAGCTGCCTGAACCAGGACCGCCGGCTTCACCTTGAGGTGAGGGGTGTAGGTCATTGTCTTATCCCTTTCAGGGCATAAAAAAAGCGCCAGGAGGCGCTAGGTGGGGAGGGTTAGTGGCGGTTCTTCTTGTAGTTTTCCCACTCGTCGTAACCGTTGGTTGCGGTGGGTTCCACTGCAGGGTTGAGTCCGCCGCGGGGTTCCTGGACCGTGACGACCACGGGCTCGGCGTCCGCTGCCGGCTTCAGGCCGGCCAGCTTTGCTGCCTGGGAGTTGAGTTCGTCTTCGGTCTTGCCGGTCAGAAACTCCACCAGGTCATCGCTCAGTCCCGTCTTGCGGGCTACCCGCTCGCGGGCCAGGGCGATCTCCAGTTCACTGGTCTTGCTGTCATAAGCAGCGGTGATCTTCTGTACCTCCTCAGGGGTCTTCGCGGACCCGAGCTTTTCCTGGAGATCCTTGGCGAGGGTGCGCTTGGCGGCGGCTTCCTTCCGGGTCTCTTCCAGTTCCTTCCGAACCCAGTTGAATTCGGCCGGGAAGGCCGCCCAGGGGTCGGGTGCGGTTGAGGGGGCGCTATCGGTGGTGGCGTCGGGCTCCTGGCCCTGCGTCGTCTGCTGCTCAGACATTTCTTGTCCTCCTGGGACGTGTCTTTTTTATGGGGATGGCCCCGCGCATTGCGGAGCCATTAGGGGATTTGCCGGCGCTTCTCCAGGAAGCGGCCAGCTACTTGGCTACGGGCTTGGGCTGCGTGCCGTTGGGGGAGGTGGGTTTGGGGGAATTGGGGGCGGCGGGCGGTGCCGCTGCGGCGGTGGCCTTGGCCAGCTCTGCGGCCTTCTCCAGGTCGTCCTTCATCTGCTGCTGGTGCAGCTCGTCCCAGTCGTCCAGCATGCCGTTGGTGACGCCCGGAATCAGGGGCCACAGGCCCTTCCGCGGGACGTCGAGCATCATTGCGGCCTTGCCGAGGGCGTCCATCATGACGGCGACAGTGCGGGTGCTCATGTCGCGCCAGCGGACTTCACCACCAAAGGAGTCCGCTCCTTCAGCATCGCCTGCAGCCAGGGCGCCGAGGCGCATGAGTTCCTCGTGGGACTCTCCAAGGGAAATGTGCAGGCTGTCGATCCAGCGGATGAACTGCGCTTCAGCAGCGGACCACGCCTCAGCCGAGAGGTTAGCCAGATTGGCGATCGAGGCAAGGGGCGGGAACTGTGACAGGGTGGTGAAGTTTCGGGCTGCCTGCTCCTCCTGCTGGATGTATCCGCGCAGGTCCGTCTCGTCCAGCTGCCCGAACTTGGTTGCGGGATCGTCGGAGAGCAGGAGTGAACTTTGCGTGACCTCGATGGGTTCCGGGATCGGCTCGTCGTTGGCGTCCAGCAGCAGGTTGCCGTCCGCGTCCTTCTTAAAGGAGGGCATCAGACCAGCGGCCCAGCGGACCTTGAAGGCACCAAAATCAGCAGTCACATTCGTGGAGAATGTCGCCTGGTTCAAGCGATCCTGGAGCGGGATGGCCGGGAGGACAACGCCGCGGGTGCGGCCTTCATCATCAAGGAAGCAGGTGTAGCGGACGACCGGGCACTTGACCAGGCCGTGCTTGAACGGCTTGCCCTTGACGGTGAACTTGCCGTCCACGGAGTAGACCAGCTCCCAGCGGTAGATGTCGTCCCAAAGGACGGCGAGGCCGGGGAGCTGCTCGCTGCGGGGGTAGCTCTTGATCGTCAGGACGTGGGATGGCCGGATGTCATTGACCGGGTCGCGGAAGTAGGCGACGGTGTTCCTGGTGGACAGGATGTCGTAGGTGATGTTCTTCGGGTCGATGTTGTTCACCGCCACGAAGGCGTGCCCGTACAGCAGGACCGACCGGTACACCTGGGCCTGCCGCCCGTCCATCCTGTTCCGCTGCCAAAGCTGCCATTCGGTGGACGTGTTCTCCGCCGTGTCTTTGGACTTCTTCTCCAGTACTCCACCGGCCCGCCGGCGGTAGTCGTCCACGAAGGACATTTGCGCGGGCAGATTCACGAGCAAGGGGATCCAGTTTGCAATACTGCGCTTCTGGAGGTCCTTGATCTGGGCGGTGGCGTTGCGGGGAGCGTAGGGAAGCAGCTGCTTGCCCTCGAAATAGTCGTGGCACAGGTCGTACTCGGCGCGGTCGCACTGGAGCGTCAGGAACATGTCCTCGATCAGCTTCAGATCGAAATTCCCGGCCTTGACATCGGGGTTGGCATAGACCTGGTCCCGCTGCCCCTTGGCAAATTCGTCCATGGTGGCCAAAGTGGGTTCTCCTAATTGAATTGATAGAGCCTGCGGGAGTACTCCTTGGGGAGCTTCTTTCCGGACTCGGCGAGGGCGACGAGGGCCATGTAGGCGAGGAAGCCGGCCGCGAACCCGTCAATTTTTCGCTGCGACTCGGACGTCTCCTTGCCAAACCACAGGCCGTAGGAATTAGTGCGGCGCTTGGTGTTGAGCACATGCAGGCGCATGAGCCGGTGGCCGTTCTGCTTGAGCCGGCCGTCCACAATGGACGCCACGAAGGCCTCGGTGGTCTGACTGATGCGGGCTTTGTTCCCGCGCATGTCGAAGCCGACAGTGGAGCGGGACGAGGCCTTGACAAGCAGCTTCTCGCGGTAGGTATCGGACCAGCCGTCGATTTGCGCTTCCCAGTAACTCGTGTCCGCGAAGAACGCGTAAACCTTGAACATCGAAAAGGCGAGGTGGACTTCGGACTCAACCTCCTCCACGGGCACATGCCACGCCACGGAAGGGTCCGGGTTCTGCCAAATGCCCAAAGGCACAATGAGGTTGTCTTCGATTCTGATGGCGACCAATGCGGTGGCATCATCAGTTTTCGACCCGTCGAAGCCCAAAACTATGGCATCGCCGGGCTTCAGGTCGCGCTTGTCGCCATAGCAGCCGGGCTTGAGGATCTTGTCCCAGGAGGAGGCGCTAATTAAGGAATCTCCTGCGGAGACGATTTGGTTAAACCACATCCGGCGCTTGCCGGCTACCGGCTTGGAACCGTCCTGGATTTCCTGGACGATGTCCTCGACGTTGAGCCAGACGGCGTCACCGCGGATCTGGGCCACGATGTACGGGGCCCACTCTTCAGACAGGGGAGCGTCCGGGTGCGCTTCGAGCGAGTCATAGAGCCAGCCCGAGGGCTTGGCCAGACCGGCCCATACCTTTTCCTGCTCTTCGCGGATGCGCTGGGCCACGGAATCTTCGCCGGGTTCATAAGCGTTGGTAATGCACAAAAGCCGTCCCTGGACTTTAGTGAGGTTATTGGTAATAACTTCATAAAATGCAGGTCCGCGCTGTCCCGGGGTCCAGTGATGCGTTTCATTAGCTATGCAAAACGTAACGCGTCCACCTTCTGCGGAACGGAAATTCGCGCTCATTGTTCGCAATTTCTGCCGGCCGCCGTTGGCGTAAATCACTTCCTTCTGGACATCCATATTGAATGCCGCCCTGGTCCTGTTAGGAATAAGGCCCGGAAATACGTCGCGGGTGTTTTCGGTCTGCTGCTCGGAAACAGCCGTGACCTGGATATAGGCGTCGGGATGGGGCCGGCCGACGGGGTTTCCGTTGGCGTCCCAGTGTGAGAACTGGCTCGGGCCGATCAACTCCACGATGGAGAGGACGGCAGCGAGGGGATCCTTGCCCCTGACTACCATCCCTTCATACGCTGAAGGACGGCCTTGCGGTAAGCGAACTTGCCGCGGTGGTCGATGGCATAAAACCAGAGAACGAAACGGGCCTGTTCAGGCGTGCACATGAAAGGGCGGTTATCGGAAAAGGTCAGCCATTCGGCTACCCATCCGAGAATTTCCCAGCCGAGAGTTTTCTCGGGGAGCAGCCATTTACCCTGCTCGTCCTTTTGCCATGTCGGGCCAATAAAGGACGGCGGGAAGTATAGTTCCGCATTCTCAAGTGAAGGTTCAAGAGCGTCAAGCTCATCCTGCGTGAGTGAAGGAATTGTGATCACCCCCAACCGGGGGTATCAGTGAAGCGCTGGGCACCTGGCCCCACCCTTTCAACCGGGCAGGTGTCAGGCCTCCTGGGCCCCCAGCTGCTCTCGGTATGTGTCGATTGCGATCAGCGATGCGGAAGTCTCGGCTTCCTTGGGATCTTCGAGTTCGATCCGCATTCGTCGTCGCTCACCCTCGGTCACTCCGAGGGAGGTCATGCCCTGCAGGATGGTGGCGAGCATCATCGCGGTAGGGCGCTTGTAGTATTCGGTCAACGCGTCACAAAGGAGGCGGGCCATTTCGTAGTCGGACAGCTCGTAAAACTCGCGCATCCCGGAACGGGAGAGCGAGCGGTACCACTGCTTTGCTCGGGGATGCCAGTCGCTGTCCACCGGGGGGACCCGGTAGGGGACGCGCTCACCCTTGGCGAGGGAGACGCCGCCTTCGTTTTCTGGCTTGTTGCGCCGGGTGCGTTCTTCGCTCCTCTTCGGCATGGGTCCTGGCATTAGAATCCTCGGTATTGTGGGGGTTTTGGGGGGCCGTCGATGACGCCCGGCTGCGGCTCCTCGGGGAGCCGGCGGAGGGCCCGGAGCCTTGCCTGGGCAGCATTGCCTTCGGCGCTGCTCTTGGCTTTATGGTGGTCCTGGCACAGGCCCTGAAGATTCCGGCGACTATGATCATCGCCGGGCTTGATGTGATCGACGTCGGTGGCCGGCAGATTGCAGCGGACACCGTCCTCGACCCACTCGCAGCGCTGGCCGCATTCCTTCAGGACAATCTGGCGCAGCCTCGGCCAATCAACAGGGAGCCGGCCCTTGCGGGTGGATCCCCGCCAGGCGTCCTTACGCAAGTTCCTTGATGAGGTCGGGGCGGAAGCCGCCCCAGCGCCGGCCGTCGTTGCCAACCACCACGATGGGTGCCTGGAGGAAGCCGTCCTCCTTGAACTTGGCCGCGACGTCGGGCACCGTTGTCAGGTCCACCGCTTCGTACGCGATGCCCTCGCGGTCCATGAGTTTCTTCGTGCGGTCGCACTGGACGCAAACGGGCAGGGTGTAGACGGTGACTTTCGACATGGGTTCCTTAGGGAGTTATGGGCGCAGATCGCACCACTGCGCCAGGGGGCAGTCGTCACAAACGGGCATTTTGCACCTCCTTTATGCTTGGGGTATGACAAAAGAGAAGTGCCCGCGATGCGGGAAGAGCGATGCCATTAGTGAGGGCGTGTGCAAGCGCTGCGAGGCGCTTGACGAGATGTACGAGCTGGCCTGGTAGTGGACGGCAAGAAGAAGATCACCGCCGCGGAGGCCAGGGAGATAACGGGAAGCGTCTACCTGGACCGGGTTGAGGCTGCGGCCTTTATGGGGGTCAGCGAGAAATGGCTGGCCACACACCGCGGATACAGCGGGCCAAAGATGTTGAAGGTCGGCGGCAAGGCGATCTACCGGCTCTCGGACCTTGAGAACTACATGAAGCAGCAGGAGTCTCGATGATCGAGTGGAGCGAGGTCAATCGTGTCGAAGTCATTGACAACAATGGCAGGGCCTTGACACGGTATGGTTGCTCGGATGTTTACATGGACGTCCAGGACGAAGGCCGGACGTTGAAGATATTTCTGACCAGCAGCTGGGAACTGGAGAGAAAATGATCAGTGATATTGGACCAGGCATGCAAATGCTGATCGCCGCGCTGGAGGCGGCGGAGGGGGATTATGCCAACCAGTTGGTAATGCCGAATGGCTATATCGCCAGCATTATCCGAACTGCGCAGATCCAGATCCCGGTCCCCGAGGAAATGCGGGAGAGGCTCGGCAAGGAGTCACTGTCCGCCGGCGGGAGCTATGGCGCTCCGGCCGGGCTGTTCGAGGTGGCGCTGATGGATGACCGGGGCGAGATCGTGCAGGGCCCGGTGGGCTGGCTGGAGCCGGTGGCCGTGGCCAGGCAGCTGCGCGAGTGGTTCGAGCTGCCGCCTGCCAACCCGTGGGGCAACAGCCTTAGCTGAGGAGACGGCCGAAGTCCCGGTTCCACTGGTCCTTCTCGGCGGCTACCGATGCCCGGCGCTGGTGTCCCCAGCGGC